TCTAAAGAATTGTATCATCATACCAGAACTATCAAGGTATGCAGAATGATTAGTACATTTGATGTTGAAACAAGTTTTCAAATAACAGAAGAGGGTAAGTTAGACCCATCACCAAAGAACCCAGATAACTTTTTAGTATCTCTTGGTATCAATGATGAGTATGTATTTTTTAAACATAGAGATTATAAAGGAATACCAGATAGAAAAGTAATACAAGATATACTAGATAAAACTACATTACTTGTAGGTCATAATATTAAATTTGATTTACTATGGCTATGGGAGGCAGGTTTTAATTATACTGGTAGAGTTTATGATACTATGATTGGCGAATATGTTATGAACAAAGGTATCAAGAGAAGTTTAAAATTAAAAGACTGTTGTGCTTTTCGTGGTGTTATACAAAAATCTGATTTAACAGAACAGTATATAAAAGATAAAGTATCTTTTCAATACATACCAATTAATATTGTAGAAGAATATGGTAGACTAGATGTTAAGGCTACTAGGTCTTTATTTGATGCACAAATGGTACAATTAAAAAAACCACAACATAAACATTTAATTAAAACATTACAAAATATGTGCCAGTTTTTAGTTGTGTTAGCTAAAATGGAAAATCATGGTATTTACATTGACATGAAAGCATTAGATGAAGTTGAACAAGACTTTCAAGAAGAGTATGATAAACTTCGTGTAGATATAGATGAAATTATTTATGCTCGTATGGGAGATACAAAAATTAATCCTGCAAGTCCAGAACAATTATCTTGGTTAGTTTATGGTGTAAAAGTAAAAGATAAAAAAGAGTGGTCACGAATATTTAATTTAGGTATTGACCCTGTAACTAAAAGACAAAAGAAAAGGCCTAAATTTACTAATACACAGTTAAAACAAATATTTGCTAAATATTTAGAACCTGTACAAAAAACAAAAGCCCATCAATGTACAACATGTAATGGGCGAGGTGTAGTTCAAAAAATAAAAGTTAATGGACAACCATATAAAAATTTAAGTAAATGTGTTGATTGTAATGCACAAGGTTTTGTGTATAAAGATTTAAAAGATAAGGCAGGATTTACTGCTTATCCAGATTCTGTTATGGATGTTGCAGAGGGTGGATTTAAAACAGACAAAGGTACACTAGTAAAGATGTCACGAATAGGTGACCAATTCTTAAAAGTATTTGTTGAAAAGATTACTAGGTATAGTGCATTAGAAGTATATTTAAATACATTTGTTGATGGTATTAAAAAACATACAACAAAAAAGGGATATCTTTATCCTAGTTTTATGCAAACAGTAACAGCAACAGGTAGATTATCAAGTCGTAATCCTAACTTCCAAAACCAACCACGAGGTAATACATTTCCTATTCGTAAAGTTATTGCATCAAGATTTGAAAAAGGTAAAGTTATGGAAATAGATTATGCACAATTAGAATTTAGAACAGCAGTGTTTCTTGCACAAGATAAACAAGGTATGAAAGATATAAAAAATGGTGTTGATGTGCATCAATATACTGCTGACATTATAGGTTGTTCAAGACAAGAAGCAAAAGCACATACATTTAAACCTTTGTATGGTGGTATGTCTGGAACAGATAATGAAAAGAAATATTATTCAGCTTTTCTTAAAAAATATCCAGATATAAAAGTATGGCATGAAAAATTACAAGATGAAGCTATACGAAGAAAAGTTGTTACACTTCCAAGTGGCAGACAATATGCTTTTCCAAAAGCAGAACGAATGCCTTGGGGTGGTTCTAGTTTCTCTACACAGATAAAAAATTATCCTGTGCAGGGATTTGCCACGGCTGACATTGTTCCTCTTGCTTGTATTAATATACAAGAACTTTTAGAGAAGAACAATACCAAGAGCCTACTTATCAATACAGTGCATGATTCTATTGTGGCTGATGTATATCCTGGTGAGGAGAAAATTGTCGCTGACTCCTTACGCAGTGGTTGTTTAGGGGTAATACAAAAAATGAAGGATATGTACGATATTGATTTTAATGTTCCTTTGGATATTGAAATAAAGGTAGGCTCTAATTGGTTAAACACTGAAGTTTATGCTTGACTTTTCTGTTAAAAATGCTAATATTATAATTAAATTAACCATGGAGGTTATATGGTAAATGACTTAAAAGCATTTGAATCTCTTAGTAAAGAGGAGATAATGCGAATGACAGGACAAGATGATGGCTCGATAATTAGTTCGGGCACTATATCTCGTCTTACAATAAACAGGGCGGCAGAGGATGATGATGGAAATCAATTATCTGCAGGTGTGTATACAACATACGACTCTGGAATTGAATCTAAGGTGTATAGTATAAAAGATAAAGCTATACAGTTTAGACCTTTTATTAATGCTTATCAATACATGGAGTATGACCCAGATAATAATAATTATCCTTGTTCATCTGTTGTATTTAAATCATGGAAAGAAGAACCTATTGATTCCAATGGGGGAGTTCGATGTGGTAAGGTAATAGGCAAAGATAAAGAACAGCTTACACAAGCTGAAATAGATTCTCAACGTAATATTAAATGTTATCGTTTAGTATATGGTTTGTTATCTATGGATGGCACAACAGCTACAGGAGATGCAACAACTATTGATGCTATGCCTGTATTGTTCCGTGTAACAGGGTCTAACTTTACACCAATAGGTGAAGCACTAAAGAGTCTCAAAGGTAGAGATAGTTTAATGCAAAATCACTTATTAAATTTAACAACGAAACGTAAAAAGGCAGGTAGTAATGTGTATTATGTGTCTAATGTTTCAGTAGATAGTAAGGAAATTGAATTTACTAAAAAGGATTTAGAACATATGGATATGTTTAATGCCTTAATAGAAGAAGAAAATGCCCGAATATCTGATAAATATCAAAATGCTCATAAGAATAAGGAACGTGATGTGGCATCTGCAAAAGTAATAAATGAAATGGCAGATGACCCCGAAGTGGTGTTAGCTTCATAGTGTCTAGTATTCTTAACAGAGTGCAATTATTTTTAACGGAGGCCAATAAGGCCTCTGTTCCTATTTCTAGCACTATAATAAATGAATTTGGAGAGGCGTGTAAAGACGCATTTAAAAAACAATTTACAGAGGAAAGAGAAACAAAATTTAAACCACGAATGAGTAGTATTGGTAAACCTTTGTGCCAATTACAAATGGAAAAAAGTGGTGCAAAACCAGAGACACCATCATATAAATCTAAAATGAAATTTTTATTTGGAGATTTGGTAGAAGCACTAGCTGTTGCTATACTTAAATCATCTGGTGTAAAAATAGATAACTTTCAAAAAAAAGTAACACATAATTTTGGCAAAGATAAAATTAATGGCACATATGATGTTAAAATATTTGATAAAGTATGGGATATAAAAAGTGCATCCCCTTATGCATTTAAGTATAAATTTTCAGAGGGGTTTGATGCTGTTGTAAAAGATGATTTATTTGGATATGTACCACAAGGATATTTATATTCAAAAGCAGAAGGTGTAGATTTTGGTGGATGGATTGCTATAGATAAATCGTCTGGTGAATGGGCTATTGTAGAAACGCCAATCAATGATGATGAGCATTCTAAAAAAGCACTAGAACAAGCAGAAAAAAATCTTAAAGCATTAAATAATAATGAACCATTTAAAAGACAATTTGAAGATATAGATGAAACTTTTAATGGTAAAGTTACAGGAAATAAAGTATTAGGAAAGGAATGTTCTTTCTGTTCATACAAAAAAACATGTTGGGAGGGTTTACAATATTTACCACAACAACAATCAAAAGCAATGAACCCAAAATATTTTTGGTATACAAAAGTAGAAAATCCAAAAGAGGAACATGACAACAGTTAGAAGTAGAAAAGCTAAAGGAAGAAGATTACAAAATTGGGTGCGAGATACATTGTTAGAAATATTTACATCTCTTGATTCTAATGATATAAGTTGTGCAATAATGGGGGAAACAGGGGAGGATATTAAGTTATCCAACCCTGCTAAAAAATTAATACCATATTCTTTTGAATGTAAAAATAAAGAGACATTTAAAGGAATATATGATATTATAGACCAAGCAAAAAGTAATTCTAATGAGAGAGAAACTCCAATTGGAATAATTAAAATGAATAAACATCAACCATTAGCTATACTTGATGCAAAACATTTTTTACAAATGATAGGAAAAATATGAAAGAAAACGGAGAAGATATAGAAGCTAGAATAACAATAGCAGTATATCCATCAGAAAAAGGTTTTAGTTGCTCTGTAACTGAACCTAGTGTGCCTCCACTTACACATGATTATAGTATTGCATTAACTATAGCACATGGAATGGTTAGGTTAGCACTAGATAATCCAGACTTAATATTTGATGCAGGAGTTGAATCATTATCTAACCCACAACAAGATTTGGTCGCAGATTTAGTTGATATGTTAGAGCAAAGAAAGAAGAGGTTAAATTGAACAAAACCCATATAAAAGAAAATAAAAGTGATAATATAAAAGAGTTACGAAAAAGTGATTTTTCTGTAACTAAATTTGAAAAAGATTTATCATATGGAAAGAAACATGAAAAGATGGTAATGAAATCTCTTGAGAAGTATGAATTAAAAACAGATAGAATGGCACATAAAACAGGCAATGTTTATGTAGAGTTCCAATCAAGAGGAAAAGATAGTGGCATACGTACAAGCAAATCTAATACATGGATATTTAAAATTGTAAGTGCAAAAGATACACATTTATTTTCTGTGCATATACCTTTATCAAGATTAAAAAAATTAGTTAGTAAAAATTATAGAGTTATGCCAGGAGGAGATAATTTAACATCAAAAGGATATTTAGTTCCTATAAAAGATTTAATTACAATATGAAAACAAAAGAAATTTTATCTGAAGCTATTAGATTATCTGGCACAGATAGACAACAAGATTATGGGGATAAAACTGATAACCATAATAATATAGCTAGACTATGGTCAGCATATCTAGATGTAAAAGTAGAAGCACATGATGTTGCATTAATGATGGCATTATTAAAAATGGCTCGTACTAAACTGGGTGCAGTTAGTAAAGATACATATATTGATATGTCTGCATATAGTGCAATAGCAGGTGAAATTAAATTTGGAGGAAAGAAGAATGACTAATTACATTATAACAGAGGAACAGCTACAAGTAATAATGAAGTATATGTTCACGAAACCTTATAGTGAAGTTGCTCAAGGTATTGCAGTATTAAGTAAATTACCAAAATTAGACCCTAAAATAAATCCTAATTTTGTTAAAGATGATACCAAAAAAAATGACACCAAGAACTAAAGAGGCAATCCTTTTTAGTACTGTGGTGTCAATAAATAATGAAGGTAATTTAATAACTAGGCATGAGTCATTACCTACTAAAAAAGTTCTAGAAGAACTTGGTGATGACTATTATGCCCATTTAGTGTCTGCTATTGTGAATCATTGCAAAGCAGATTCACATCATTTTGATGAAGAATTACGCAATTTGTTGCGTAGTATTTGACATCAATCCTGTATTTTGTTCTGTAACTGTTCCTGTCGGTGACATTGTTACGTTTGACATAGCATCTGCCATAGGTGTAGGAACATTAATTGGTTCCGCAATTTCATCTACTACAGGTGGCGGTGCTGTTGGTTGTGTTGGGGGTGGCACTGGTGTTTGTGCTTGTTTTAAAGGAGTTTCAGGAACTCTTTCTCTTTCTGCCATTAATGCATTTATATTAGGGGTAATATTTTTATCATTTATTCCTGCCATACTTCCATACTCTGTTACTAACTGACTAAAATTTACATCTTTCATAGACTTTAATAAGTCAGCAATAAGCATAGGCCTTGTAACATTACCATCCATCGCAGTTGTAGGCTGTGTTCTAACAGATTCATTTTGTAATTGTGTTGTTAATAATTGTGTAGTTGGTAATGCCATTAATACTCCTTAAAATTTTAAATTATACCCAATAGAAAGTTTATCTTTCCAACTTAAACTTAGTTTTCCAGAATCGCCTACATTAAAATCAAAACCTTGGTCAATAGCAGTTTTAGCTAAAGAATAAGATACACCAAGAGTTGTTTGAAGTTTTTCTGGAACATTTGCTTCAATAAAATCTTTTGTAGAGTCTTCAATTTTAGTTATTGTTGGTTGCATTATAGCTTTAGTTACAATAGACACATTTTTTTTAGTATCATCACTTTGCATAACTCCCAAAGGTTTGGGTTTTAAAAACTCTGACATTTAATTTATTAACCTCCTAATGGATTTTTACTTTGTAATTTTATTTCTTCTATTTGTGCATCTTGCACTTCATTTTCTTTAGATACAATTGCAAGTTGTTTACTTATCTCTTCAATATCTTCTTCTAATTCCCAACCATATTCTTCTAATGCTTGTAGAGAATCTAGGAGAGGTTGTAGATTAGCAGGTTCTGGTAGCATAGCAATTTGTTCTCTTACTTTACCAATTTCTGCAAATACTTTTGTAAGGTTTACCGGTACAATTTTATCATCTACTTTTTTAATTCTATCAATCAAATCAACTTTATATTCATTTGCATATAATAAAGCCTCATCAATTTTTTTATTTAATTCTTTATCTTTTGCTACTAGTGGTGCTAAATTAACAGAAGGCGTAGCTTCAATAGCATCTAGACGTGAGTTAAACTGGCCCCATGTGTAAAAGCCCCCACCAATAGCTCCAATTACTCCTAAGAGTGCCGCATAGGTACTAAGTTTTTCAATTATTTTCATTGCTTCATAGCCTCCAATTCTAGTTTTAATTTGTTAGTTTTGTTTCTTGCTTCTTGTAGTTGTACCCTATGTACTTCTACTGGGTCGTTTTGTGTGTAACTTGCAAGAGTCACACTATTATAAATCTCTTTGTCATAGACGCCTAAATCTATTTGGTTATTAAATAAATTTAAACCTTGGTCTGTATAAATATCTTTTGATTTATAAAACTGTGTTTTGTTATAGGCGTCTAATGTATTATTCTTAAAAAATAAATCCTCTTTTGATAAATTTTGAGTCGCTTCTTTTGTTACTTTAGCTATTCTTTTTGCTATTGTTTTTAAATTCTTTTTTAGTTTGTTTTCTACTTTTGCAACATCAGTAGTAATCCCGTCTTTACTGTCCACTTGTTTTGGTTCTTCCGATTGTATATCTTCTTGCTCTCCACTTTCTTCTGTTGGTACTTCGGAGTCCTCAGTTCCCTCGCTATCGGATTCGTCTTCCTTTGATTCCTCTTGTTGTGGCTCATTTGTTGGTTTGTTTGTGGGTTCATTACTTGCTACTTCTTTTTCTACTGGTTCTGATTCAGTAGATTCCTCCATTGTTTCTTCCTTATTTTCAACAACCTCTGGAACGCTTTCTTCCTCCGTTGCGATATCTTCCATTGGCTCCTCAAACTCTTCAAAAGATTCCTCAGTAAGTTCATCATTAAACTCCTCCTCGGCTATCTCTTCAAAAAACTCTTCGGCTGTTATGCCTTCATCTTCTAGAAACTCCATGAACTCTTCTTCCATGCCAGTTTCTTCTAAAAATTCTGTAAAGTCCTCCTCAAACTCTTCTGTGAAAACCTCTTCCATCATCATAGGTGGAGGCTCCATAGTAAAATCTTCTTCAAAAAATACCTCTTCCATAGTAGGCATTTCTTCAAAATCTATTTCTGATATATCTTCAAAGTCTTCAAACATAGGTATTTGTTCAAACTCTGTAATATCAAATTCTTCCATTTCAAATTCTTCAAAGTACATATCTTCTTCCATACTGTACTCTTCTTCAAAATAAAAATTATCTTCTATTATATAATCATCTTCCCAAGCATACTCATCTTCTTCCCAAGTATACGTGTCATCAAAATATAAATCATCATTATTCCAATCAAAATCTTCTGGAATATCTTCTATTATATCAACAATATCTGTATCTATATCTTCTATAACCTCTTGAGTATCCTCATCAATAGGATTAAACTCTACATTATTATAGGTCATATTTAAAGATGCACCTAATAAGTTTGGCCCTTGTCTAGATTGATTAGTGTAATTACTATCTGTGCCTTGCCAAGACCAATCTACTTTATTAGCACCTAGCCCTAGATAAATTATTCTATCATTATATTGGCCACATGCAGTAGTTATACCTGTAGTTGTTGTTCCAGGATATCCATTACAATTACCTTGAAAGCCTGTAACTTCATTTCTTGTTTGTGTTGTAGTGCTTAATACATTACCACTAGAATCTTTTAATACTATAGTTGTAGTGTGGCTATCATTTGCACCACCTTTAGATTCACAATTACCCTCTGTACTTTCACAGTTTGCCACATCAATATAACTATTTAATGTAACACCATTATCTAGCATAGATTGGTTTATAGAATTATTAGTTAAACCGATGTTATCTGCAGTAACTGTTGCTGTTCCTGTTACTTCAAAATCTCCGCCTACACTATATTTGTATCCACAATTAGATTGATTTGTACAAGTAATATCAAAACCATTTACTGTGCCATTATTACTTACATATCCAGATGAATTAGCAGAATTAATTTGGTCTGTGCTACTAGAACCCCAATCTACTCCATCTCCAGAGTTAGGAAGCAAGTTTCCTGTTGTTATAGTTTCGCCAAATGCTTTATTCCATGCAAACAAAAACCCACATGTAATGAGTATGGGTAAAATGTATTTCATTATTTATGAACGTTAATTATTTTTACTTCGTTTGTTTGTAAATCTGTTTCAACGATTATATTGTCTATTTCCTCTTGTTCTTTTAGTGTTGCTAGCTTTGCTTTTTCTTCTGCTATTTTTTTAGCAAGAGCCTCTTGTTCTAATCTTAATTTTTCTGCTTCTTCTTGTCTTGCAATCTCTTCAAGTTCAGCATCAATACGAGAACGTGTTTCTAATTTAGATACATATGAATCATAGTCTGGTCTTTCAACATCATACTTGTTCCATTGTTCTATAGCTTCTGCTCCAATTTTACCTTCAAAAGGACAAGGAGTTCCTGCCATTTGCATAGCTTCAAAAACTCGCTCATCTTGACACAAAATTGACACAGCCGCAACCTTCATACCGTAGTCAAATAATACTTTACTTAATTTTATCCTTTCACAATTAAGGTCACGAACATGCTTACCGCCAGAGACCCCAAAACCAAGAGTAGATATAGAGCCACTAACGCCCATGCTACAAACATCTTGAGACATAGCTGAATACGAAGGGGCATTAGCTGAGTTGACTGGTACATCTGACCCATTTGTAGTTGAAGTAGTGTTGCTTGTTGTTGTGTTTGTTTGTCCACCGGAATATGTATTGGTCGTACTAGACGTGTAACCACCTGTAATTTGGGTATTACTACCCGATGAATTTGTTTGAGTGTTTGCATCATTTGTTGAATCTCCCCATACTGGTAAACTAATTATTAATATAAAACTTAATACAAATCCTAGTAGTAAAGTATTTTTCATTTATTTTTTTTCCCATCTTTTTTTAGCCTCTAAAGACCATTCTTTAAATGCTTTTTTAGTAATTTTTTTATTTACTAAAACAGCACCTTCTGGTATTTCATTATATAATTTTATTACTTTACCCTCTTCTATTTCTACTATAGCTTCACCGCAAAAAGCATCTTTTTTAAATTCTTTATCTCTTGCAAGTATTCTTTTTTCTTTAAGACAAGAAGATAAGTTTTCCATTGGTATATACTGTGTAAGTCTATCCTCAGTATCATTCATGTTTCCAAAAAGAAACATTACTATTATGCTAATAACTTCCATTATTACTTGCTCTTATTTTATCTTTTAATTCTTCAACATCTTTTTGAAGTTTAGAAACTTGGTCTTTTAAGAAATCAATATTAACTCTATTGTTCATCATTGATTCCATCTCTTTTTGAATACCTTCTTGATTTTTGGCTAGCCATTCCACCAACATTGTTTGTTCCATATCTATGGGTTTTTGGTCAGCGGCTTTAAGTAAATCAGCCTCCATTAATTGCTTTGATGTTTCTAGCTCAGTAATTCTTTGAATCAATCCAAAGTA